TAGAAAACACATCATCCATCCAAGGATCTACATCCGTGTCTAGGTTCGTCCATTTAGTATCAGTCGTAAAAGTCTTAGCAAAACTGTTGTCTGAGAAAACTAAAGTCGTTCCATCATCTAAACTTGGGTACAAACTAATTTCCGAGAAATATGGTATTGCTTCAAATATAAAATTACCATTCACAATATCACTTTTCTTGACTATAAATGGAAGTATCGAGTATGAAATTGACTCTACTTTGTCTCCAATGAATGCTGCATCATAATAAATCCCAGGAAAATAACGTTGATAATCAGCCTTATTAAATACATACGAGCCCTCAATTGTTAGCTCAGCGTTTGTAGTGCTAAAGACTGTGGGCAACTCTGTAAGGTCAAGCATTGCAGGTGGCAGTGCGTTGACGCCCTGATCTAAGGCAACTAATGTCTGTCCTATATCCGTTTCCTTTATTTTTAACTGAAAATAATAGCTATCATCTGAATAAACAGCGGTATCTAAATTAGCTATCTGTTTTTCAATAAAAAAATTATCGACGTAAATTACTCGTCCATCAAGCAATTCTGGATTATTCAATATATTTAGTTGGGCTGGATCGTCCTTTTCCCTGTAGTTTATACCCTGGTTAGGAATAAATTCTCCAGTGCTTGATGATAGTGATATGTCTGATATAGGAATTTTTACTTTAATGGTTGTCTTTTCTTGAGTAAAGTTAATTGTGTTCTCTTGGATTTTGAGTAATGTCTTACCGTTATATACACTTGGTAATTCATCTGAGGTGAGCACTCTTTTAAGTGTTGCCTCGGTTCTATTATTTTGCGTTAATGGTCCATCTGATAAGCGATCACCTATCATTTGAACTAGAAGACTTTTGTTTGTTGCGTCTGGATTTATTTTTACATACACCTCATGATTCAACCTGTTGTCAGGATAGGTTTGAGGATTATTATAAATACTAGTAATTGTCCCAAGAGTTTTGCTCTCTTGATTTTTCTTGACTACATAATAAGTATTTGAATCAGCATTTGCTGTTGGATACTCATACCCCACAAATGTATTCTCTATTTCATACGGCAAACCTTTAAACAGTGTTGAGGTTATTAATGCATTTTTAAAAGGCTTATTTGTCTCTGTAGTCTCTGCAAATGGATTATATGTTGGATCTTTGATTTTTAATCGTTCCCAAGCAGCTCTATTGTATATTTCAAACCCTTTGCGCCATTTCACCCAATCACTATCAAGGTTCCATTTTTCAATAACAGAGCGTTGAACAATTGAACCATATTGACGATCACCTGGATAATAACCTGCAGCACCTGTTCCTTTACCTTTATCTAATCGTAAAAATGATTTAAAAGCAAAATTACTTGGGTTACCAAAGCCGTTTTGCTTTCTTGGCATTAATAGAACCCTCCGTGTGCGCCAATCAATGGAGCATTTTCTGCGGTGTCATTTGCATCTTGTTTTTTTACTGCAGCCCATAGTGCTTTCCCTTTTGGGATATATAGTGCTTGAAATTGCGTACCAATCACAATACCCGAATCCGTTGACCCTACTCCCGGCACTGGATTTAGTACATATGGCATAGCACCATATACTGTTTTTATGCCTTCAGTTGTGCCACCATTAAAGGTTCCAACGAACAAAGCATCCAATGTAGACAGCTGTGTTGAAGTACTTGCAAAGTACAAATTAATAGTATACGCAGTAGTTGTCTGCCGAGCTAATGCATAAATCTCACCGATGATTGCTCCATCATTTGTTGTGCAATCAACAATTAATTTTGCACCGTTTGATCCACCAACTGTGATAACTGTAGCTTGTTCAACAGTTGCACCTTTAAGGTCAACAATAGAATGCAATACATTATCGACTAGTAATGGTTGCTTATTAGTAGATGTAGAAGCCATTACGCTTTACCTTTGTTTGAATTACCTTTCTTAGCGATAGTTGTTTTTATTCCACCAGGCACCAGTGCCATTGGATCCGGCATCATTGCTGGCTGACCAGTTAGACCCATTGCACTCTGTGGTTTATCTGCCATGCCTGGCCCTGTGTTAATGCCCCTTGCTGCCATATAGTCGGCAGGAGCCTGCAAAGTGTTCACGGCTCCAAATGGTGTATTGCCTTGATAGCCACGGCCAAGTGGCATTGACGTAGGAACTTGTGAACGTCCGACCATTGCAGGGTCAATAGCTCCCAATTGAGTTGCATTGACTAGACCCTTATCTTGATAAGGAAACTTATTCACAGTCAATCCATTTGGTCCCTGAGGCATAGCACTAAGCTGTGGACCAAAATTAAGAACGTTGTCTGGATTGTTCATCTGTGTTGAAGGATCTCCAGGTGTCAATGACATATTGACTGAGATCTTCTCCCGATTAGGATCTAGGTTGATTGAGTTCTGTTGTACTTTACTTCTAGCCATTATCAAATCCTCGTTGTTTGTTGACGATCATTGTTACCATCAGCTGAATTGCCAACAGCATTCCGATACATAGCCAGCTTTCTGTCTAAGGCATCAGAAGCCATATCATTTTGTTGTGCTGCTTCAGATTGAGGTTTTTCAAACCTTTCGTCAGGCATGGGTTCACCAGTACTGATTTCTGGTTGTACTCCTCCAACATAAGGATTACCGTCTGCTTGAGCTTGTGCTTGCTTAAGCTTCATCTGATAGTCAGCTTCCTGACTATTCATGGTAATTTTAGGAGCACCGTGTGTATTTACGGCATGCATAATTGTATGGTTTAAATCCTAAGACTATTCTACACTTAACACCAACTTGTGCTTAGCATCATCCTTGTGCCAACTGCTGTATCTGCAGGGCCTGGTACTGCCAAGATAAACTCTGCGCCAGCACGTTCAAATGCATATCGTCTTGTTTCTGGTCGTCGATAGTTTGGAACGTACAAGGTTTCTGCTAATCGATCTACTTCTCGTAAATAAATTTCTCGAAAATACTCATCACCTTTAAGAGGATCAGAAGTATTAATTACTCGATCTACGTCTCCAGAAATAATCTCTTGACGTGATGGGTTGAGCGTCCTTCTACCACCTGCATCAAAGTAGTCATCTGGAATGGCAGCACTCGCTCTCCATGCAATGTCACAACGTTTGATGTGATAAGCAATCTGCTCATACCAATAGTTATCTGGTACAAGCGCCATGGCCTCTTCTAAACGAGAGCGATCACCTGCAGGGATCTGTGCTCCTGCATTAAATCCAAGGTGAAATCTAGTTTTTGATTTTAGATAATCGTCTAGTTCCATTACGCAATTCCTGTGATGTTGCTGTACGTATCAGCAAGAACAGATTGAAGTTGCTGAGTTTCAGACGGACTTAGTGATCCCTCGGTCTGTAGTTTGGCTAACAGCACGGCAGCTGGTGAATTTTGCATAGCAGCTTGTTGTGCAGCTGCCCCTAATCCACCACCTAAGAGTGCACCGACTAATCCACCTGCCATGCGAGGACCTGGTCTTACTGCTGTTTTTACTTTCTGCATTGGACTTCGTACTAGTCCTTGCCCTTCTGCTAGACGATCTTTTAATTTATTAATTTGTAGTCCAATGGAATGTGGGACAGCGCCTGCAGTAGCGCCTACTAAAGCACCAGCACCACCACCTAATAAGGCAGCAGTGCCCATACCCATTTGGTTTTGTTGATCTAATTGCGCCTTAGCTAGTAACGCATCTTCTAGGTTAATCGCCATTACCACACTTTCTTTGGTAATACTAGTTTAACTAATAAAGATTAAGTCCTCTTCAATTAGTTGGTCCCAGTTAACTCGTGGAATATTCTCAAGTTGTTTGAGATTAGCAAAGCGTTCGCCACTCAAAGACATACGTAGTTCAACAATTTTTTTAGCTGTGGCAAAACCCACACCAGGTAGGCGTTTTGCAATCTGTTCAGCAGGAGCTGCATTCAGATTCAATCGCATATCTTCAATAGGAACAATTGGATCAGGCAGTGGCTCTTCTGGTAGTTCCTGTTCTAATTGTGCAATCTTGACCATCCGACCTTTTTCACGGTCATATGGTACAAGTTGTTCTAAGGTCATAAATGTGACGTTACCTCCAGCATCTTTTACCATCGCAAATTCTTTATCGTGAGTACTGATAAACTCAACTAGTTTGCCAGTCTTGCTATCTTGAAATAACTTTTGTTCAGCCATATTTTTGGGGTATTCCTTTTAATATTATAGGCACAAAAAAAGCGCCTCATAAGAGACGCTCTTGTTATCTGATATTAATTATCAGGTGCCTTGACCAGCTTCAATTCCGTAAGGAATATGAGCATCACTGGTGTCAGGTGCGGGAGCGGGACGGTAGTAGCAAATCTCGACCAAGATGGCAGAGGGGCTCTTACGGTCTGCACCGGCAGAAGGGTTCTGCTCAGCAGTGAAGTTGGCAGAAGTGATGACTTGAACAGCAGTGTCAGCAGAGGTGCTGACTGCAGTGCCATTGATGATGCCCAACATTGCGGAGGCAGCGCCATTCGCAGGGAAGAACTTGTCAGTGCCTGCGGTCAGAGTTACTTCACTACCAGTGTCACCAGGAGCGTTACTACCAAGAGCCACGATCTTGACGGTGTTACCAGATGCAGCAGCTTTGACGCCAGGTGCGTTCAATGCAGTGCGATAAACAACGGAATCCTTAGGGATCACGAATGCTTTATCGGTACGGGGTTTGTCATCCTGACGGAGGTCAGGGGACAGAACCTTCAGGTTGTAGGTACCAGCCGACAAAACACCACCGGAAAGAGTTCCAGCGTTATCGGGATCTAGGACGAGTGCACCGACGACGCGGTAAAACTCAACACCTGGGAGAGCCTCAACACCCTGTTCGCGATATGCGTTCAGGTGGGCTACATAATTACCGGGAAAAATTACGGACATAGTTAGTTAGCTCCTATCAATAAACGAAAGAGTAACCAACCGTAATGAAATCGCGATTAAGCGTTTCAAAACCGGCAAACAGCGACCAGATCATGATGATGAAACGGCTGAAGTCGTCGTTGTTGTTCAACAGAATCTGAGCGTTGTTACCACCAATACCCACACCCACGGCCTGAGGACCGAAGAAGACAAGTTGCGAAGCTGTGTAATCAGCAGCGCCACCGGCCTCATCAGTTACAACCAGGTTGTAAGTAGTTTCTGGCAGGTTGGTGGACTCGAACCAACGGACACCCTCAAAGAGGAAGCCAGTAGGCATAACGGGCTGACCGGCAACAAAGCCAGCTTGACCGTAAGCAGGTCCCATACCTTGGTAGAAGTTGGCGTTGGGAGCCTCAGCAGGGTTCATAGGATTAACAATCCCTTGACCCGGATAACGTGCAATCTCGCGGAAGTCGGCGTTCTGACGCAGGTGCATCATTGCGGTTGGATCCACGATGCAGCGGTAGTAACCATCAGCGAAGGTAGGGACGTTGCGCTTACGCATGTCCTTGACCACTTCGAGAAGGTCAGTCTTGACATCGAATTTGGCGGACTCGCCAGCGGCGTAAGTCACACCTAAGGTGCCACCAGCACCGCCCTTGGCCTTACCGCCGGGCAGGTAGTAACCACCTTGATCTTTGCTGGCTTGACCAGCAGCTTCTGCCTTCAGCAGTTCGTTTGCGAAGACACGATCACGCCAACGGCGATAGTCATCCAGCAAGGTCAAAGAACCAATGCTCTGGTGGAAGACATTCAGGTTGCCGGTATCAAGCAGCAGACGCTGAGCAGTGATCAGGGTTTCACGAGCCACCTTGAAAGTAGAAGGCTGTGAAGCATCGCGAGAATCAGCAGGGCCGGTGTACTCACGAAGAGTCACGAGCACTTTGTCCTTAACGATGTTGCGTGCGGAGGCGGATCCAAGTGTTTGATCAGCAGTCCGCTCACGGGACTCCTTAGTACCAGGCTTACCCCAGAAGCGGTAACGATCAAGCTGTACGGTCTGGCCGGGCTGCTTAGAGAAATCGTGTACAACTACTGGCTCAACTGCCATCTCAATGATGTAGGCAGGATGAGGACGGTAAAGTTCTGCACCAAGAAGCTTCGGAAAATCATTATCAATCCACATGGATTAATACTCCGTAAGCTAAAAGTTTATAAGTGACTTCGACTTAGTCACATATAACGATAGTACTTGTTATTGCTATACTTTTAACTATATACCCCAATATTTTGTGGTTATGGAATTTATAGACGATAAAATTTGGACACCTATACATCTCCTTCCTGGATATGAATGCTGCATTGAGTATTACATCAACTCAGTAGGTGAAATCAAAAGCACTAAAGGCAAGGCTGAAAAGCTTCTTAAACAACGTAAAAATAAAAACGGTTATATGCAGGTCAATCTTACTCAAAGAATTGGCAGAAAAAGAACCGTAACTGTCACAGTGCACAAATTAGTTGCCCTCGCATTTTTAAAACCCCCATTAACAATGCCTGGTAGGACAAAAGCATGTAGCCGTGTCGCACACGTTGACGGACATAAACACAACAACTCTGCTTGTAATCTTAAATGGACTAAAATAGAAGAAAGTTGTAATAGCAAAAATGGCTGATAGTCTTATTCTTACTGGTGTGAAAGATGTTAAAAAACACACCGGCAAGGAACTCTTGCTTACTCGTCCCAAGCGGGGTGGTGATACTCACAAGATCAAAGAATGGTGGCACGGAACAAATGGAGTTCAGTATGTTGACTGCACCATTTTTGATGTGACAGCAAAAGGCGAGAAGATGAAACTTGCTGTTGCGTCTACAAACGGTACTTTTGTGCGTATTGACCACGACGGTGAATTGAACTTTGCGTTCTATGCACCTCGCAATGTAACTCGTGCAGCCTTGTTTACTGAGGATCTACAGCTTGTAGAGCATTATGTTTTGCCATCTATGAGTGGTGGCAAGGTCATGACGGTCAAGCCTCATAATGCTGTAACTAAACCTATCTTTGCAATTAAGCAAGAGGTTAAAGCACCAGCTCCGCTAAAAACAAAGTCCTCAAAAAAAGTAGTTACTAAAGAATATAAGTCTGCTATTAAAAAAGAAGATTAGAAACTAGGACGGTCGGAAGTTTTCATGATATAACTTTTGTCACTTATCGATTCAAGTGATTTATATTCATTACCAATATCAATCTGAATGTTGTATGGCAAGCGCCTAGTGTTTCTTGCGTGTACGCCTACATAAAAGAAGTCTCGTGGCTTGATATACATCA